GCTTTACCAGCTGCACCAGCTTCTTTAGCAACAAAACCGAAACGTCTTGTAGCAACTAGAGCTCTTTGTTGTGCAACTACATCACGTGCAGTTTCAATTGTCAAACCTCTCCAGTTACCAACAATGTAGTTAGAAGGGTTAACAATAATAGCCTGAGCTTCGTCTGAACCAGCTGCTTCGAAAGCATCTGAAACAACGATTGGCATACCATAAATACGACCTAGCTCACCAGTTAGGATTGTAGCTTGTGGACCATACTTATCTACAGTTACTAATGAAGTTTCATCCATTAGACCATAGTATGCTGCTTGTGACATAAAGATAATTAGATCTGAAGGATTGTGACCCCACTGACCCATGTTAGTTCTAGCAGTTAGTAGATTAGCTGCTGAAATAGTTGTTGAAGAGTCTGCAGTTGCAACATCATTACCTGAGTTACCACCAGCATTTTCTTCTAGCTCTGTGAAAGGAGCTGCAACACCAGTACCTAGAATTGAAGCATCTGAAGTACGTGCCATTCTACGAACGATTGCATCACGAACGATGTTAGCGATTGGAACGATTGCATCTTCTTCTTCCTCATAACCAATGTACTCACGAGTAGCTAGTTTATGAGCAGTCAATGTAACCTCTGATAAACCGTGTGCTTTTGTAGTACCTGAAGAAGCGTCATTAAATGCTGTACCAACTGCGTCACCATCATTTAGGTTACCACTTGTTACCCAAGTTGCATCCTTACCAGTATCTGGATTTGATGGGAAGTTCATAGTTCTTGCATTCATTTGCATAGTTGTAAAAGCTTGCTCAACAACAACACGACTCATTAACTGATCCATTACCATGCCGTTCCAAGTCTCTTCCCAGTCTGTATCTGAGAAACGAGTTGCTTTTTCAATAATTGCTTTACCAGACTTAAGATCTTTAATGTCTTTATTTAAAATCTTAGAAGTCACGAATAAACGAGTTAACTCATCTTCAGTTGGCTTATCTGAACCAACTTCTGACCATTGCATCTTAGACTTCTGCATAGCCTCAAGCTCTTCTTTAGCAGCTTTAAGGTCTGAAGACATTTCTTCGATTGCTTTCGCATAGTTATCATCTTTTTCTTTAATTTTAGCTTCTAAAGCCTCTGCGACTTTTTCAGCTCTTGTTTTTTCGACCTTAATTGATTCGAATTCTTTTTCAGCAGTTTGCTTCGCTTCCTTCTCAGCAACTTCAGTCTTATATGATTCTACTGCCGCTTGCGCTGCTGAAGACATCATATCCTGTAGTTCTTTCTTATCCATATTTAGTTCCTTAAGAATATCCTGAGAAGTTTCTTGCGATTCCTTCTCAATTATAGGTTGTTGTGGATTCAACTCTTCTCTAACCATTTCAAAGGCTTCTATAGCTTCCGCTTTTTCTTCCTCTGTTTGATCCTGCTCAACTGATACAAAAGATTTTCTGAACTTGTCATACTCTTCTGCACTATCGAACGATTTAGCTAGTGAAAACGTAGAATCTTGATTAGCTGGTACAGATACAACGCTAATTTCATATAGATTTAAGTCTTTGATATAAAAAGTATCATCGTCTTTACTATAATCAGCATCCTTTACCTGAAAACCAACGCTAAATGTTTTTAAGACACCGTCTTTGATTAAATCATAAGTCTTGCCTGCAGCTCTACTAATGTCAGCTTGGATTTCCAAACCTTTCTCAGTGACTGTGTAACCTGTACATTGACCGATAGGCTTTTCGTAGTCATGAAACGCTAAAATGATAGGATTCTTTAAGTAATCGTCCATACCACCTTTTGTCCACGCTTCTTTTACGATAACGTCACCAGAACGGTCTTTTGAGGTTGTATTGGCATATCCTCTGATTGATAGAGTAGACTGGTCATTAATTTCACCAGATTTCTCTACTGCCTCAAATTGTGCGCTTAGTTCAAAAGTTTTATTTTTAAACTGATTCTTCATCATTACCTCTATTTTCCTGAGGCCTTCCGCCCTCAGCTGGATTGCTTGCACTACCAGCTATATTTGCTGGAATGCGTAAATCATCATGACCTTCTATCTTTTCTAATCTCAATGCTCTTCTAGCTTCATTCGGAGAAATAATTCCCGTATTAACTAGAGTGCTGTAATATTTTGCTTTATCATCTAACTCTGGCTGTAAAGGCGAGAGTTCTTCTAGTGCTGCTGCAAGGTCATAACCAAAATATCGTTCCATTGCTCCAATCACTTTTCGCACTAGAGGTAGAACGGTCTCTTGATACATTAATCTATGGTTAGGTCGTATGTTCGCATTATTGCCCCCGTTAAACAATACTGGAGGTATACCTAACACATGTAGGATAGTCTCCTCTAAGTTGGTTACTGAATCTTCAAAATCTAACTTCTGAAAATCAACAGTTGATAGATTATCAATTTCTAAACCACCATCCAAGATTAGCGGTCTACGACCACCAGATTTTGGATTGTACCTTTGTGACCATGACTGAATTAATCTGTCTTTCACTTTAGTACTTAGAGTATTTGGACTCTTTAATACAAGTCCTGGGACTGCCCCGTTTTTGAAGAAAGTCGCTTGAAAGTCTCTCATGTTGTATAACAAATCAATTGAGTCTTCAGCTGATACTAATCGTGACCTTCCTCGATAAATCGAATCTGAAGAATTATCTCTTACATGTATAATTTCTTCAGGTTTGTATCTTACTGTGTGATAATCATAACTCTTAACAAATGTTTTAGTGTCAGGGTTGATTGTCACATTTTTTGCTGGTAAATGATAAAGGTGTGCTCCAT